TATTAAAAATTCTCGATTCTCACAAAATCCTGCACCATCTAAAGGGAACGGTGTTTCTTTAAATAATTTTTTTATTTCATTTATTAACTCTGTATTATTATTAAATTCTTCATTATCTTTTACATTTTCAACTTCTAATCTAAAATCAAATCCTTTTTTACTCATTTTAATCACCTACCTATAAAATAATCTATTTAATATTTGTGTTGCTTGCATTTTGTTTAAATTTTCTGTATCAAAATCTTTCATAAATCTTTTTATTGAAGCAATTTGCTTTTCACTTGCTGGTACTCTTCCCCATTTTTTAATCATTTCAATATTCCATATATACTCTTGCTCTGAATAATTTTCTTTCAAATACAAATATGCTTCATCAAAAGCCTTTTGCATACTTACTTTTTTACCATTCCATGTTGTCTTTCCTAACTCATCTTGTGCTGGTATAACTATTTTCTTTTTAGGAATACTTACAACCATATTTCCATTAGGCATCTTGAAATAATTAACTCCATGTGTATTGTAACTTTGTTCTTTTGCCCATAAATTTACTATTTCAATATTTCTAATCCAAGCTGAAGGACAATCCGCTTTTTTAGCAACTATGTCAGGTAATTCAAATAGATCCCCTTGTATTTCATCTTGTTTACTTGCTGGTACTCCATTTAAATCTATTCCTATTAGTGTTGGAGCTGTGCAAAGATTAGCTCTTCCTGTTGTTCCTACTAAATCTATCAATGTTAATTTTTCTTTTCCTGGATAAAGTCTTAATCCTCTACCTACCATTTGAGTATATAAACTGCTGTTGCTTGTCGGTCTTGCAATCATTACCGTTTCAACAAGTGGCATATCTGTTCCTTCAGTAAATAACATACAATTTACTAATACAGGTATTTCTCTATTTGTAAACTTTCTTATTATTTCTTCTCTGTTTTTCGTTTCTGCCGTTACTGCAACTGCACCTTTTATTTTCTTTGCAATTGCTTCAGCATGATTTACACTACAAGCAAATATAAGTGTTTGTCCTTTTGCATATTTTTTATACGCATCAAAAATCGCTTGGTTAAGTACTTCTTGATTCATAACTTCATCAAGTTCTCCTGGTGCAAAATCTCCCATTCTTCTTGCTACTTTTGAGATGTCATAACCTATATTTACCCTCATACAATAAATATCTGTTAAATAATGATTTTTTATTGCCCACCTAATATCTCTTTCAAATATAATATCTTGATACACATCATCAAGTCTTACATTATCTCCTCTATTAGGTGTTGCTGTAAAACCTAAATGTAATCTTGGTTTAAAATATTCATATACTTTCTTATAACTCTTTGCTGCAGCATGATGAGCTTCATCTGTTATTATCATATCGAACTCATCAGGCTTGAATTTATCTAATCTATGTATTATACTTTGTACTGATGCTATTACAACTGGTTCTCCATGGGATTTGTGATTCGCCATTTCAATTCCCACAGGGCAGTCATAGTATTTTATTGGTTGTGTAACTAGTTCTTCTCTATGTGCTAGGACTAGTACACGACCTTTTCTTTTTATGTTTGTAAATGTTGCTGTTTTCCCACAACCTGTTGCCATTTGTATTAAATATGATCCTGGCTCTAATTTATCAATTAATTCTATACATTCCTTTTGGTAATCTCTTAATTCTAATTTCAATTAAGACCACCACCCAAATTTTCTTTTTCTATTACATAAGAATTTTTTAGTTTATATAGGTCTGAATAATTAGTTTTTGCAGCAGTTTCTCCTGTATGATAATTTACAAAAGCTCCATCTTCGCACAATTTTTTTATTTTTCCTATTTCTACAGTATAAATTTCATTATCAGGATCTTTTCCTATAAAAACTACTAATTCTCCTACTTTAAATCCATTCAAATATCTCACTCCTTTGTTTTTTATATTTTTCTATTCTAATTTTTGAAAGTCTAATTGTTTCTTCGCATTCTTCTTTTTCAAACATACCAATATGTGTATATTCTCTTGAAATATGTAATTGTTCAGCTAGCCACCCATAAGCTTTATACCTTGTTGTTATTCTTAAAGGTTTTCTCCATATCTGATCAAACCAGTAATGTGCTTGTTTTCTCCATTCTCTTAACTCTGCATTTGCTAAAGTTCCAAGTGGTGTATCTGTTCCTGGATGTACCCCTACAAAAGCTTTACAATTTCTGCACAAATAGCATTTTCCATCTCCATATTCTCTTCCATATATTTCAGCATTTGAAGTAAAAACAACTGGACTTCCACAGTACCTACATATTGTTGGCTTTTCCATATTTACTTTTCCTCCTCATCTTTTGCTACTTGTAAAATGCACATTAAGGTAATTCCTATAAAAGTTCCAATTAGCAACCCACTTAAAAATTCAACCATTTATTATCACTCCTTTGGCATTCTATAAACTTTATTTTTTTCTTCTGTTCTGATATAAAATCCTATTATATCTTGTAACACTTTTTTTGCTCTTTCTTCTGTTTTGTATTCTCCTAAAAAAGCACAAATCATATTGTCACTAGATTTTTCCGCTTTGATGCAAAAACAATTAGGTTCTGTTGCAAATTCTTCATTTGACCAATTATCTACATATAATCTAAATATTTCATCAAAATTAAATATTTCCATCTTATCTTGACTTTCTATAATCATACAAATTCCCCCTTAAACACTTTACTTATAATTTCCATACAAGTATTTATAGTTTCACACAATCTTTCTTCTGTAATTGGTGAGTTATATTCATCTTTGCCATTTAACATCTTGTGTAATTTAATTCTTGCATTTTCTGTTTCTTTTATATGATCTATATGTTCTTGAAACATTGATGTTTGAAATTCATATTCTTTACATCTTTTCTCATACTCTGCTAATATTAACTGCTTTGTTTTTGTAGCATTTTCAGTGCTTATCTGCTTATTATGAAACATTATCAGCAACTGTTTTAATGCTAGAAAACAATGTATTTCTAATAAGTTATAATCTGCAGGAGGTGTTTCAAGTTTTATAGAATCATTTATAATTTGTTCTTTACTTTTAATCATGGTCTAACCTCCGTCTTACTTTTTTTGCATACCTCAAATATGCTATTTATATAATGGTCTAACATGTCTAATCTTTTTCCGAGGATATATTTATATTTTTTATAAATGTTTTATTTTTAAAAATTATTTTAAAATTTCCCATACGAATATTATTATTTTGTTAGATGTTAGACTTTTTGTTTTTTATTTAATAAAAGTCGCTTGGCTCTACATATTGATAGGGTCTAACCTTGGTCTAGCCTTTTTAGATTAGGTAAGACCCTAGAATGGCAAATCTTCAAAATTTGATTGTTCATAACTATCTTCATAAGCAATGTCTGATTTTTCAGGCTCTAGTCTAAATTTTATATAATTAGCTCTAACTCCAAATGCTTTAGTTGCATGTGTAAATCTTCCTTGTGAATTTTTTTCTATTTGATTTCTATCTGCAAAAGTTCTAATTACTGCTGAATAGTCAAATCCTGCTTTGTTTAATGCCTCTGAATAAACACTTTTGTTTACTAAACATATATCTTCACTTTCTATATATTTGCCCCAAATTTCTCCATTATCGTTCTCCTTAAATCTATTTATATTTTGAGAAATCCAGTTCATTGTCCATTCATAAGCTCTTGCACTTACATCAACTTCTTTTGCACTTGTAAGCCATTTACTTACATCTTCTATTGTTAATTTTTCATCTTTAAATATTAAATCTGTTGATATTTCATCTGCTAATAATATTGTAGCCATTGCCATTGCTTGCTTATCAGTAGTATCTGTTTTGTCTAATATCTCTCTAAAAATATCTCTATATCGTTGTTGCAATTCTTCTTGTTTAGGAATATTACTTATAAATTCTTTTCCTGCATATCCATAATTTTTTCTTACAAAATTACTTACATAATTACCATCTTGAATAACTTTTTCAGTAGCTTCTACTTCTATTACTCTATTTTTAACACCTCCGCCTGAAGTTGCTTTTGTTATTGGTTCTTCGCCTGTAAATAGAAAGCAACAGTTCCATTCCTTCAGTATTTCAATTCCACCGTAAGCTTTTCCTCTGCCTCTATCAACACCTTCAGTTAAATACATTACTAGATTGTCAAATGAGTCCCATCTGCTCTTTATTGTTTGTAACTCATCTCCTGCAAAAGGAATATCATGTACAAATGCTGCATATCTTGCAAGAGCAACTTGTGTTGCATTTAGTGTTCTTACTAATTTTCCTACTTCAGGATTTCCCCATACAGACATTGCAAGCATTAAGCCTACTGTTTTTCCTGCACCAGTTCCACCCCATATATGTACAACAAAAGGCAATACTCCCAATATACTATTGAGTGTGCTAGCAAATGAAGATGCTATTAGTAAATGTGCAATTTTGCTTTCTTTTCTTACATTTCTACACAATTCTTTCCATTCTTCATAATCTCCATTTTCTTTAAAGCTTGCATATACATCCTTGAAAGCTACATCGCCATCATATTTTAGATCTGATACATAAGGTGCAAATTCTTCATTTATCCAACCTAACCTGTCTGTACTTCTGCAAACTGGAATTTCTTTTGCATTTAAAGAAACTACATCTGCTATATATGACACCAGGTCTTTTGCATTCTCTGAATTTACTTCTATTCCTCGATCAGACAATTGGATGATATTTGATTTATTTGCTACCATACTTCTTTCTATTGTTATGTATTGCCATTTGTTATCTTTGAAAAAAGCTAATTTTATTTTTTCTGTCTCTGAATCAACATTTATAAGTCTTTCTACTGGTAATATTGGATGAGTACAAGCTACTATTGTTTGAGGTATCATTCCTGCTCCTAATGTATTTTTTACTACTCCTGTATCTTGACACTCCCATTTTCCACATTTTAAATTTTCTATTGGCGGTTGTGTAAATTGAATAGTATTACTTCCTTGTTGTTTATATCTTTGAGCAAACTCTGTTTGATATGCTTTAAGTAATTTATCAAAGCTTCGTATATTTCCTAATTCTCTTGCTTTTTCTTGTAACTTAACTATCAATGTTGTTCTTGCTATTTGGTTATCTATTGAAAATATATGTTCAAATATTTCTTTGTCTAATATTGTCTCTTTTGTTAATTCCTCAATTTCTCCAAAAGGTGTAAATCCTTCATCTATTAGTTGTTCTGAAAGTTCTAACTCTTGATTCAATTTTTCTCACCACCTTTTTTTCGTATTTCCAAAACCATATTTTATCTTCATTTTTTCCATATATAAAAATTTCATCTATTACATATTCTATATAGTCTAATTGATGACAAGCTTCTACATACAAATCGTTTTCAGGATCTTGTAACCTTTTCCAATCTTGCAGTAAATGAAGATAATCACATAATAATTGAAATGTTTTGTTTTCCCATTGTTTAAACATTTCTTCGGTTTTTCTTCTATCCTTATACTTATTTATTTCTAAATGTGTACTTTTTTGATTTGGATCAAGTCCCAAACCTAAAGTTCTGTTTATACTTTTTGCTGCCTCTAAAGCATTTATATTTAATAATTCTGATACAAGAGAAATTGCATCTCCACCTTTTCCACATCCAAAGCATTTCCATATTTGTTTAGATGGAGATATTGAAAGGCTTGCTGTTTTTTCTTTATGGAATGGGCATACACACTTATATGCCCTATTTAATTTCAAACCATAATATTCTGCTACTTTTACTATATCTACTCTTTCCTTAACTTCTCTTATCAAGTTCATGTTTACCTCCTAGAATGGTAAATCATCATCAGATGAAACTGTTGTAAAATCATCAAACGCTTCGCCTTTTTCTGCTAATTTTTTTGGAGCTGGAATTTTTGCATCTTCAGCTTTATCGTATGATATTGCAAAGAAAGGTTTTACACTTGTATGTACTTGTCCATCTTGACCTTCAAATTCTTCTTCTCTAAATACAAGTCCTACTTTTTTATTTACTAATTCTTGCTCATTAAAATTGAATTTGAATCCAGTATTAGAAGCTTCTACAGAAGTTATTAATCCCTTAAATTTAGGATTAGTAGTTCCTGGATTATATCCTTCTGTGAATACCGTCCAAATACCACTCCATTTAGGTTCAGGTCTTGCATCATTTGCAAATTTCTTTTGATAAAAATCTTTATATTCTCCTTCAGCAATATCGAACCCTATTTTTAAATATTGTTTTCCTGCTTGTGTTTTTTCACAAACTACTTTCTTTATTAAGCATTTATATCCTCCTGCAGGTAATGTTTCAAATTCTCCAAAGCTTTGTGCTTCATCATATCCTTGTGGTTTTTCCATATTATTTATCCTCCTCTTCAATTAAGTTCAAATTAAAATCAAATTTGTATGGAGTGCCTGCTTTTATATCAAGTTTTAATTCATTATTTTCAATGCTCATAGTAATAACTCCATCATTAAATACTCCTGTAATACTATCTCCATCTTCTAGTTTAGCATCTTCTCCATATTCATCTTTCATTGCTTTTTGTAGCAATTCTATAGCTTTCGCAATAGCTTCCATATTATTTACCCTCACTTTTATCTATAAGTTTAACATCAATATTTGTTTCAATAATACTTCTTATGGGCTCATCTGCCTGTTGTCTATATTGTTCATATTGCATTTCATGCCTAATTAATTCTTCATATCTATCTTGATCTATCTCTACAGTAGGTTTTTGAAATAATGTATTTCTTGTTGCCATTAGTCATTACCTCCTAAAACTTTATTTTTTAATTCATCAAATATTTTGCCCATTTCTTCAGGTGTAACTTTTTTTATTTCTACTGTATCAATTCTTTCCTCTGCTTTTGCATTTTCAGGCTGTATTTTTTGAGATTCATCATATTTATTAGCTTTTATTACTAATTCCTTGTATTCTTCACTAGTTATCATTACTACCATTACTTTTCACCTCTCTTTCTTTTTTGAAACCATGCCCAAAATCCTTTGAACTCTGGTCTATATTTTTTTGCTACTCCTTGGTTATGTTCTTTCCATTGTTGCTTTAATTGGTTTCTTTCAACTTTTCTTTGAAAACTCATTTTATTGTTCCTCCTTAAAACATACTTGTTTGTTCATTTATTTTTTCAACATAGGTTTCGTTTGTTTCTTCATCCACTTTTACTTGATAATCAAATCCTAAATTTCTTTTATTAGTATTTTTTACTTCTTTGATCTTTTCGCTTATTGAATATTCAATTCTTGGTTCTACCCATTCCTTAACTTTTTCATCATCAACTTCTTCAAATTGTTTAATACTATCAAGGTTTATTTTTAATACTATTTCAGCTTCTTTATTTTGAGTTGCAACAATTCCTGTTAATTTGTTTATTATAATTTCTAGTTGTTCTCTCATAGGTTTTAATAATTCACTATCTAAATTAAGCTTTTGCATCTTCTTTTACACCTTCCTTTAAATTAGAATTAAGTTCATAATACTCTCTTATTGTTGTATCTACCATTTTTAAGTCATTATCTATTTTTAGTTCAAACATTCCCATAGGACTTTTACAGGTACTATATCCATCACTTTGAGTTTCAAAATAATGTTCTTGTCCATCAGTTTTGCAAAGTAAAACTATTGAAAATAATCCTTCTAATGTAAGTTGATTATCTAGCATTTTTCCTGATGTTTTTGCTTTTATTTTTCCTGTGTCTGTTGTTTCTGTATGATGTAAGAAATACACTATTGTATCTGCAGGTGTTCCTTTTATTACAAAATCTACAAGACTTCTAAAATTTAATGCTACATCTGTAAATTTGTTGTATCCTACTTCTTTTGCTCTATCAAACATTTCAAAAGCCATTAAATATTGTGAGTCATCTATTACATAAGTTTTAAAAAGTCCTTTTTGCATATTGCTTTTTATTTGTGAATATGTAACATTATCTGCTTTGTTTAAGTGTTTTTTAAATGGAAGTGGCTTTCCTGCTATGTTATATATAGCAACATCATCTTTTTCAAA